ACTTGATAACCTGGAAAAACTCATCATAGGAATTCTCGCGGCAATGCCCGCGGGATACGTTGTTGGCGTTGTTGAAAAGCCGACGGTGTTGGAAGTAGGACAAAGCCCAATGCTGGTGGCAGACATAAACGTTTCGACGTACTACACACAAACAACATAGGGGACAAAATGCCAACGACAATCATTACTGGTCGCGATTTAGTCGTGACCATTGCCACAACAAACTACGACGCGCAGGCGACCAGCGCAACACTTGCGAATTCACCAACCGTCGAGACTTACCAGACACTTGACGGCAAGGCTTACAAGCACATTGACGACCAGTGGACTTTTGACGTTTCAATGCTCGCAGACTGGGGCGCTTCAGGTTCATTGTGCGAAGCACTATGGACTGCATGCGAATCAGCACCAAACACAACACTGGCAGTTTCATTGACTGCCGTGACTGGCGCAGTGTTTGCATTCAACGTCATGCCAGTATTCCCAGCAGTCGGCGGGTCAGCACCTGACGCGCAGACAGTTGACCTATCATTCATAGTGGTGGGAACACCTACTGAAACATTCAGTTAAAAACTACTAATCGGGAGACAAAATGAAACTACCAATAACAATTGAATACAATAACGGCGACCAAATCACCTACACGGCGGCACCGCCTGAATGGGTGAAGTGGGAGAAGCAAACGGGTCACACCATTGCCCAGGCGCAAGAAAAGATCGGAATTTCCGACCTTGTCTTTCTTGCCTATCACGCCATGAAGCGAGAAGCAGCTGGTAAGCCAGTCAAGCCAATCGAAGCATGGACGGAAACCATTTCCGAAGTGATCGTCGGTGAAGCAAACCCAAAAGCCACCCAGTCGGAAGCCTAAGTCGAATCGTGTGGGAGATAGCCCTGGCAACGGGGCTATCGCCTAGCGAATTTGAAAGTGCCGAAGACGTTTTGACAATACTTGAAATTTTAGAAAGGCGGGCAAATGGCTAAGGAAGCAATTTCCTACGACAAAGCCGAACTGCGCGCCATTATTCGTTCCTTCAAAGCAATGGACGAAGAAGCAACTCAACAGGCAAAAGAAGTCACCAGCGAATTGGCTGACTATGTACGCACTAAAGTTATTGCCACATCAAAGCAAGCAAACAATCGCGCAGCGGCAAGAATCGCCGAAGGTTCAAAAGTGCGAAAGTCATCAAAGATCGGTGAAATTGCATTTGGTTTTGCTTCACAAAAATTGAGTGGCGGCGGTTCGACCCAACAGGTTTGGGGCGGCTATGAATTCGGTTCAAATCGTTTTAAGCAATTTCCAGTGTGGTCAGGTCGCGAAGGTAAAGGTTCACGCGGTTGGTTTATTTACCCAACACTTCGAAGCGTTCAGCCTGACATTGTGAAAAAATGGGAAGAAGGATTTTCCAAGATAGTTAGGAAGTACACATAGTGGCAGGCTTAAGCCGTACCCTTAAACTTTCGATTCTTGGTGACGTTGACGGGCTTAACAAATCGCTCAAAACCGCGTCGGGTGACGTTGACACATTTGGCGACAAGGTTGGCAAGGCAGGCGTTGCAATCGGTAAAGCATTCGCCGCAGCTGCTGCCGCTGCTGGTGCTGCTGCAATCGCAATTGGTATCGAGGGCGTAAAGGCTGCCATTGCCGACGAAAAGGCGCAGACACAATTGGCACTGGCGTTGGAAAATGCCACGGGTGCAACACAGGCGCAAATCAAAGCAACAGAAGATTCAATTCTGCAAATGTCATTGGCGACTGGTGTCGCTGACGACGAATTGCGCCCAGCATTGGGTCGCCTGGTTAGATCGACGGGCGACATTACAAAAGCGCAAGATTTACTTTCAACCGCCCTGGACATTAGCGCGGCAACAGGCAAACCAGTCGAAGCAATTGCAAATTCACTTGCTAAGGCTTATGACGGCAACACCGCTGCCCTGGGTAAATTAGGCGTTGGGCTATCTACCGCCGAATTGAAAACAATGTCATTTGAGCAGGTGCAAGGTCGCCTGACTGAATTGTTTGGCGGTGCAGCAGCGCGAAACGCGAACACCTACGCGGGACAAATCGCACGCGTTCAGGTTGCATTCGACGAAGCCAAGGAAACATTGGGAACGGCGTTGTTGCCAATCCTGGACAAATTATTGAAATTCATCAATGAAAACGCCCTGCCAGCAATTCAGGCATTTTCAGCAGCGTTCAGCCTGACCGAAGGCGACGGGTTTGGCAAGGTCATTACTGACGTGGGCACAACATTGAAGAAAACATTTACACCAATCATTGAAGGCGTAAAGTCAGTATTTGATAGCGTCAAAACTGCCGTGCTGAATAGCAAGGACGAATTCAAAGCATTTTGGGACGTGGTCAAATTTATTGCGCCATTGGTAGGCAAGGCAATTGGCGATTCATTGAAGGTCGTTGGCGACATTGCCGAATTGGTTATCACGATCATTGCCAAAGTTTTGGGTGCTATTAAACCATTGCTCAACACCGCTATTGACGGTATCAACGCGATAATCAAGGGTTATAACGCGGTTCAGTGGGGCAAGGACGTGCCCTACATTCCAAAAATCGGTGGCGGTTCAGGTTCGACGGCGACGGGCGCATTGGGTAACTTTTCAATGTCCACAGGTACAGTTTCAACGCCTAGCGTTTCGGCAGTTACAACAACGGCGGGAACAACTACAACAGGCGGTGGCACAACATCAAGCGGAATCGCAACTGCTGCAAGGGTTGCTGCGTCAGCTGCAAGCAGTGTGGTTTCAAGCAATTTCAACCCTGGTTCATTCCGCATGGCTGAAGCCGCTTCAATGGGTACAACAATCAACTTGACCGTAACTGGTGCATTTGATCGTGAAGGCACTGCACGCACAATCGTAGAAACCTTAAATGATTCGTTTTACCGTGGCACGGGTGGTGCGGGAAGCCTTCAAATAGCATGACGCAATGGTCACCCGTCTGGAAAGTAACAATAGACGGCACTGAATACACAAACGCGGTTTTGGCAAACCTTGTTATTCGTAGCGGTCGAACAAACATTTATGAGCAGGCGCAAGCGGGCTACACAAACATTCAATTGATCGACGTGAACCAGACTGCAATCCCCGTTCAGATCAATTCGACCATTTCAATTCAGGTGCAGAATACTTCAGGTACTTACATTCCAATCTTCGGCGGCAATGTTGTTGACATTGGACTTGAAGTCCGCGACGTGGGTTCAACCATGTTCACGCAGACTTATTCGATCACGGCATTGGGCGCACTGGCACGTTTGCCAAAGGCATTGACCGACGGCGTACTTTCAAAAGATTTCGACGGCGATCAAATTAACGAAGTGTTGCGCGGGGTTTTGCTTAATACCTGGGCTGAAGTCGCTGGGTCATTAACCTGGGCTGCATACGATCCGACGACAACTTGGGCAGCAGCTGAAAACAGCGGTTTGGGTGAAATAGACCAGCCAGGCAATTATGAATTGGCAAATAGATCATCAAGCCGAACCGACGTGTATTCGTTGGTTTCAGCGTTGGCAACATCAGGGCTGGGCTACATCTACGAGGACGCGCAAGGGCGCATTGGTTATGCAGACAGTACGCACCGCACTCAATACTTAACGACAAACGGCTATGTCAGCCTTGACGCTAATCACGCTCGCGCCGCAGGACTTCGAATTCAAACCCGTGTCGGTGACGTTCGTAATTCATTAACAATCAAATACGGTTCGACGAGCAGTGCGGAAGTATCTGCAAGCGACACAGGTTCAATTGGTTTATACGGCACGCTTGCCCAAATTATCACGACAACATTGGAAAAGTCAGCCGACGCGACTGCGCAAGCAAATTTCTATTTATCCCTTCGCGCCAACCCACAACCTATTTTTAGCGAAATTTCGTTTGACTTAACAAACCCAGAAATTGACAATTCCGACCGCGACAATCTTATTGGCGTGTTTATGGGAGAAGCCTTATCGATCAACAATCTACCTGGCAATATGGGTTCAATCTTTCAAGGTTTTGTCGAAGGCTGGTCATTCCAAGCCGCGTACAACCGACTTTCAGTTTCCTTGCTTCTTTCCCCCACCGCTTATTCCTTACAGTCATTAGCCTGGGACGAAATTTCCAACACATTTACTTGGTCGGGCGTGTCGCCAACGCTTGACTGGGCGCGTGCAACAATTATCACTTAACGAAGGAGAGACAAATTACAAATCCAACGACCCCCTTTTCGTGGC